ACTTGGACAATTCAAATACGGGTTTGCTTGTGTAAGTGCAGCCGTTTGATTACGGCGAAACAAGTCTAGCTGTACGTTCTTTAATATACGCTCTTCTGCCGCTCGTATAAACAAGGGAAGATTTGCCACGAAACTCGTTTCGGAGTTTTCAGTATAGTCTTGAATAGCTTGCTTTAGCTGATCGTATGTAAAACTCATGTTATAATCACCGTTACAGTGCCTACATCTCCGTTACCACGAAGAGCGTTGGGCGTTAAGGCTTCATCACCGTTAAATCCAACAGGGCTCCAGCCCCATTGTATGTTTCTTTGTGCTTCCAAATCAGACTCAGGACGAGGATCTCTAAGAGCCTGGGGATCTGGTCCTACTTTTGGTGGGTTGAGTTGAGGTTGCTTTGGATCATATTCGTCTGGTCCTACTTTGGCACCAGTCCATTCCACCTTCATCTCATGCAAGCGGTATCGTCGGCCTGACCGATCAGATATTCCCCATGCTTTTTTCCCATTAGCGTATGCCATTAGACCCTCAAATAACCACTTCCTGGTTGCAGTTTCAAAGAAACTCTGTCTTCATCTTCATCTGCGGCGCGTTGGAACTCTTCCTCATACACAGATTTTAGGATCTGGATACGCTCTGGCGCACGTTTCATAGCAATATAGTACGCTAATCCTGCGGCCATACAAGGGAAGAACCTAAACGGTAAGTCTGAATCATTAATCAAAGCACCTGCGTCTTCAATTCTGCGAACGTAATAGTAGATCAACTGATCAGTTGAGTTCTCTGGTACCGCCCATATATTAATTACAGGTGAAATTTGTCTATTCAACCAATACTGACTAGGTCTACCCTGGGTCGTCTTATTCGGCAGCGTAACGTAATCTCCACGACTGATACGTTCGACTTCGTAGTCTGTGCCGTTACGTCGTAATACTACGTCTAACAGATCAACAACGTCGGAATTTAACGTCTCTGTTGCCTGCCCTTGAGTTAGAGTTATTGTGCCAGATTTCACTGTCCACAGGTTTAAACCACGGTTAGCCCATTCAGCAAACATCAAGTTCAGAGAACGACGTGCTGTTTTGGCATCGTAGCCAGTGCGAACTTCCAGTCCACACCTCTCGTATGCTTCCTCGATTATCTCTGCGATATCGAGATTGAAGTCTCTGGTTCCTGATGTTGCCATTTAATTAACCCATCTTTGTTTTTCTAACGCCGCGCCCTGCCATTACACAGCCGCCATTCATAAATCTTTCGCGCTCACTGCGTCTAGATTTTTTAATTGTTTGCGGAGAAGCATTTGTTCTTGTATCAAACTGTCTTGACCCTTCTTTAACAGCCCTACCCCTACTGTCTTTTTCACCTTCGTCAGTAACATAGACCTTGCTATCAATAGCTTTTAAGTCATCAATCATATGCTTTAGCTTTTTTTCTTTTAATAATAAAGACTTGCGGCTTTCTTGCCCTGTAGCTTTTCTTTTAGCTGCATCAAATCCAGCAACAACGGCACTAGCAACTTTTCTTGGAGACATTAATTTTTCAACACGCTTACCTTTTATTGTGGTGAAGTCGCTTTCAAATTTGGACTCGCCATCATAGCCTTTTGTACCTTTTAATTCTTTTTGTATTCTTTTTAAAAGTGTACGAGACTTGAAGTTTTGACCTTCTCGTTTTCTATCAGGCATTACATCGCTCCTTTGTACTTACCGCCGCGGCCTGCCATTACACAGCCTCCGCCCATATAACCTTTTTTAACTTTACCGCCGCTCATGTAGCCCTTCTTGACCATGCCGCCGTTTTTCTTCTTTATTACACCACGGCCAATAAGAACGTCTTTCTTAGTGATTTTACCGTCGCCACTTAAATCTTTCATAGCATAATCCTTTCGGTTATTAAAATACTCTTGCTAGGCCACCGCGGCTAGCTTTCCATTTAATTCGTTTAGAAGACTTTTTCTTCTTAGCAGCAGATGTACACTGAGCCATCGTCGGCCTACATGCAGGATACCCCTTACGCTTTTCACCCTTCTGACGACCACAAGGTTTGCCTGTCTTACAGTCAACCCAACCTTTCCCGTCATTCTGAGAAAACCATTTGCGTAAAGAGTTCTCTTTTGCCATCAGTATGTCCTCGTGCTCTTGCGTCTTGTTTCTTCCACACAACCACAACCAGAAGCGACTATACCTCCGCCACGGTATCTATTTCTAGCAGGGCGTTTAGGATTATCCACTGAAGTCATCAGTCCACCTGTTGCCGCTTTCTTAGTAGAGTTTCCCCAGTTGGCCGCCCCTACCTTGCGACACTTCGAGAGTGCTCCGCTTGCGTAGGCGCTTGGCCATACCTTGTATCGGGCTTTGACTTTGCGATAACAAGCGTCTTTTTTTGTCTTTGGTTTTTTTGACATTAGCCCTCCTCTCCGGAGATCGTGAGATTTGAAACGACATCTGACCACGGCTTATCATTTAAATTGGCCTTTCGTGAATTGCTTACCAGGTACTTCAACATATCATTGTTCAAAGACACCATAGCATTAGTGTTACGGATTTCTGCTTCCATCACAGCAGTTCTAGTGTTCAAGTCAATCAACGTGCTAGACGTCCAACTTGTCCACTCTTTTGACACGAAACCAATAGATCCAATTATCGCCGCTAACACGACACTTCCAATAACTTTTTGATCCATACGCATCACCACATCTTACATGACCAGTATCTGGCCGTTAGTTTGTCTAATCTTTTTGTGTCACAACCATGTCTTGCACGGAACGACTTGCGACGTTTGGGGTTAGATTTTTTAATCTTCATATTGGCGTCCCCAAACCTGATAATTTTCTCTTTACCTTTATCGCAAGCCTTTACCACAGACTTTTTCCCGCCAGAAATCTGACGTTTAGGTTTGTTACACTTCATCTTAGCCTTGTCTATTTTAGGCATAGATATTCCTTACGCTAAAAGAAATGTCAGTTCGGTTCCTGCGCCTGTAAGGGCAGAAACGTAGACACCAGAGCTAAACACCATTCCGTTTTCTGGGATATAAATCTCGTTCATGCCCACAGGAAACTTCTGAGTTAAAAGAGTTGCGCCGCCGTTACCATTGGTAAGGGTGAAAGAACCCGCCGTAGTGGCGTATATGTTCACGGCTTGAAGTCGAGATCTGGACGGACCTATAAGAGCCGCCGCCGCACCTTGCGCGTGAGTATACGCAGTTATGTCTGAGCCAGCCATACTTTATTCCTTTTTTTTCGGAGGACGTCCACGTTTCTTCACAGGTTGTTCTTCCCACGCCTCATTTACATTAGGCGTAGAAGGATCATCCGCTCTGAGCGTACCGTTCTCATTTCGTGCGCGAACTTTAGCGGGTTTGATTCCTCTAGCCGCTAGTTCTTCTTCGGATGCAGGTTTGAATCTACTCATAACCTACCCCTTATGCTGCTGCTATTGTGCCGCCTGTGTCAGAACGCTTCCAGTTTGTTCCGTCAGAGAAAGCCAATATTGCTGCGCCTGCTGCGCCGTTTGAAACAAATACAACAGTGCCCGCGCCTGCGTCAGCGGCGGAAGGTGCGTTTGCTACGGTGTAAGTTGGGACGACGATGTCGCCAATAAAGCCAGCAGTTGAAGTCACTGGACCTGAAAATGTAGTCGATGCCATTTTAGTACCCTTTGCATAAGGATTTGCCTTGTAGTCTATGCAACGTCAGGAGGGCGGATACCTGTCTACAAAGCTAATATGATGCCCATTACAAAAACAATACAACACATTAAAACAAAAAGAAAGGGGCTACCGAAGCAGCCCCTCCCAAAAAACAATACTTTATAGCTTATGCGCCTGGTGAACCAAACACACAACGTGGATCAGAGAATCCAAAGCTATAACGCTCACGAGCCTTAAAGCGCATGTTACCTGTGTCGAAGTCTGCTTCCATGTTAGTGGATAGCGGAGTTCTTTCAAAGTGAACAAAGCCGCGAGGCGCGTCTGTTTTGATGAAGAATGCATCAGGGTCAGTTAGGAAGTCGTTGACTGCATAACCTTCTGGTAACATTCCCATTGAACGCATTGCGTTTGTGTCATTGTCCGCAGTACCTACACGTAGGTTAGATACCATCAAACGTTCTGCAACGAATTGCAATTGACGTGGGATCATTAACTTTGTTCCACGTAAAGCAACCTTTAGACCACGTTCGTCAACAAAACCTGCGATGTTGATTAGAGCGTCTTCTAAAGAAGTTTCGTTCAAATCAGCAGCTACAGCAGGAGTGTTAGCTAGTGTTCCACCGTTTGTTAACGGATGGTTAGTTGCACAAAGAGCAACACCGTCACCGCCAGCAGAAGCACCACCTGTGAACGCATTGTTCAATACAGCGGCAGCTTTAACCTGCTTAGAGTGAGCCATTGATCTTGCGAGGGCGCGTGTGTAACGACTGCCTAAACGGTCGTACAAGTTGTCCTCAATTGCTTCCTCAGTGATTGAGAATGCAAGTGCAACAGTTTCGTGGTTGTAACGAGCAGTGAATGCTTCGTTAGCGTCGTCAAAGTTAATTGCAGAACCTTCTGACTTAGTAGGTGCCGCACCAAATCCAGCCAACATTACTTCTTCTTCAAACGCACGGTCTGAAGATTCAGTAGTGAAGATCTCTGAATGTTGGTTTTCGTACCGATTGTACTCCATGCCAAATAAGGCGTTGAGACCGGGTTCTAGCTCTTTCGCTAGTTGTGCGCGTGATATAGCCATCTGTTAGCCCCCTTATACGCCAGTCACAGAAACAGTACCTTGTGCAATACTTCCGTTTGGAGCATTGAAATGGTTGTTTAAGCGAACAATTAATGGAATACCAGCTACTGTGAAATCTGAGTTATCAGGGTCGTCTTGAACACCCATAATACGCATAGATAACGACGCAGTGGCAGCGATTGTGTTTAGATCAGCAGTTGCTGAAGAGATACCAGTAGTATCACTACCACTATTACCACCTGCAAACGCGATGTTAGCAAATACTGCTGCGCGAATTTCCGCTTCAGTGTTTGCCGCAGCCACTACATTAGATGTAGCGATTGTAAACGTCTGCATAGGATCGTCATAGACGAAAGCCTTAACAGGGTAGTTGGTATCAGCGCCCGCACCTGGCCATGTATTAGACCAAATAGTTGCACCAGTTGTAGAAGAAACGTATTCACATCCCCAGAACACACCTACAATAGAGACAGTACCACCAGCCGCAGCTTGTAGATCGTCAATTACACCAGCCGCAGTCGGTATTACCGGCTGACCTTGGTATAGTTTGTTTGTGTTACCTGGAGCTATGCGATATTCCGTTGCCCCGGTAGAATTGGCTTGTTGGCCAATTTTCCCAATGGGTCGTAGCCCAAAGGATCCGTTAGAATTTGCCATAATAGCACCTCAATAAAAGTTACTCGGAGTCTCTTCGTGAGCCTCCGAAGGATACACGACTCTGCCGATTATTAGTTATCGGCATCGAAGGATGTTGGTCCTTCATTAAATCCTGATCAACTGCTACCATTTGTTCGCGGGTCCGGTTCCCGTAATACTCGGATCGTTCTTGGGCGGTTTCTACAGGTATTCGGCACAGCATCAATCCACCTTGTCCGATGATGCCCTCAAATCGACCTTCGTCAATAGTGGGAGCTTCATAGTCTGGATACTCGTCCTTACGAACAGGTTCCCATCCTTCGCGTAGTTTGGTGTTGACGTTCATCTTATCGTCTTCACCGCGCATTGCGGTTCGAATCCAACGATGCACAAAACCCGCAGGGGCTTCTGGTGCAGCAAGGCGACTGGGCGGTGCCCATGGTTTACGGCGCGTTTCTTTTTCGCGTGTTACGCTTTCGCGTGATTTTCTGTCAGTCATTTGTCTTACTCCTTCACAAACTTTGCATATTCTTCAAGCGGAACGTTTAGTCGCTTCGCCATCGCAATTTGGGAGGGTGAGAGTTTCACCGACCTACGCCCCTGTTTTGTTGTACTGCGGGTAGCTGAAGCGCCAGCAGGTGCGACCTGTGCTCCGCCCGATTTCTTCGCCTTCGGAAACTTCTGTGGAAATTCTACCCGAATACGCTTGTCTACTTCATTGTAGTACTCTTCGGTCGCCGGGTCAAACCCTTCTTCCTCTACAAGTCGTTTATGTAAACCAAACGCGGCATAAGTCATAACCTCATCTGAACCAAACCATTCATTTTTACTCGCCCAATCTTCGGCTCGAGCATCTGGTTTAGCCGCAGGTGGGGCTGTTGGTGTAACAGGAGCAGTTGTCTGTTCTGGTTCTTCAACCTCTCGCTCCAGTCGTTGTTTAGCTACGCGGACACGATCCTGTTGAACAGCCACTTTGGACAATTGTTCTTGCGCGGCAAACATAGCATCCGAGTCTCCTGACTCATATGCTTCTCTGTATTGACGCTTAACAGATTCAGTGTGCGCTTCTAAGCGTGACTCTTCTGAGCTAACATAGCCTTTGTCTAAGTTCTTAACTTGAGACTTTAACTTATTGTTTTCACTCAATAATTGTTGAGCCATGCGAACCGCTTCTTCACGATCTCTTTCTTCTTTCCGATACTTCTCGGTAAGTTTCTTGATCCGTTTCTGAACGTTGTTGCTATAGCTTTCAAGTTCATCAGCGGGTTCCTCCGCAGGTTCTTCTTTCGAAGTTTCGACTTTCGCCTCTACTTCGGGTTCCTCAGAAGATTCAGTATCAAGTTCAATCTCGACACCTTCCTCTTCTTCAATAATTTCTTGTGCTTCTTCGTTCATGGTGCTCCCCTAAACTTGTTTAATATCATCAGGTTCAAGAATTGTAGCGATCACTTCGTCATCATTAATGATGCGAACTTCTCCACCGTCAATCTTAAATCGTGATCCAGAGTATCGTCCGATACATACCCATTGACCTTCTTTGCACCAGGCATCTGAGCCTTTGCCAAATTTATTTGGGTCTTTGTATGCTAACGGACCGATCTTTAGAACATACGCAACAACCGTTGCTACGGCCTCACGAGCTCTAATTTCGTCCGGAATATGCAGACCACCTTGTGTTTTAACGGCACCTTGATAAGGCATCACTAATACACGCCATCCCGTAGGCTGCGGTAATCTTTCCAAAAGGGGTTTATCTAATAGAGAAGGGTCTAATACCTTCTCGGTTGCGTCAACGTATGCGCTATTCACAGCGGATGAGTCGGCTTTAGCCTCCTCCCGTTCCTTGTTCATTTTCTGCGCGACGTGGTCAGGTACTAATAAAGTCTTCGTCATCGTCTACGGTTCTTTCCAGCAGGGATTTAAATTCCTCACGAGCGTAGGTCAGGCCCCGTACCTCTCCTACCATGAGTTTGTAATGCTCCCAGTCTTTGCAAGCATCACCAGCAAGAGCACTTGCAATATCTTGTTCGCGCTCTTGTAGTACCTTATACATATGTTTTGCAAAATCAACAACATCCATTAAAGAATATCTCTTTCTGAGCTCTGTGCAACCGATTTTATCGGTCCGCCCTTTACCCAATCGTCACAGGTGCTGCTTGTTTGACACATAAACTTATATATTTGACAGTATCCTAGATCACCAGAGTCGTCTCCAATGCAATCTAGCATGTCTTCTGTCTGATTGTATGCGCCACAATTGCCGCAAACTTCTGTTAATTTAAAGCCACCATCGGAAGATGGGTCACGATAAGACGCTTGTTCCTCTGCGGACATACGGTTCTCATCATTAATTTCCTCATCCTGAGTAGCTGATGGACAGCTAGGACCATCGTTGTCCCCGTCCATCTTATCTACCGGAATACCATCCGGCATGATGCTGATCATGATTGTAGGCATTAGTATGTTTTCCCACGGTTAGCATTGAAACGAACATCGCCACCATAGCT